TTTGCAGCCGCACCCTTCTCAGATGTAGGGTTTAATCCTAACGCATTCGTCAATGTCCTTGGATCAAGGATCAATGTAAACATCGGCAACTCTACAATATCTGGAGATGCTAATTTTTCAGTCACAGGTAAACGAGTAAATATATCTACTGGTAATGTAACTATTATCGGTAAAGCAAGAGAAGTATTATCTGGCAATGGATTAGAATTAGGTATCGGTAATGCAGAAGCTTCTATACCTAAAGACGTGCCGGTTACTGGTAATGGTTTTGAATTAGCTAAAGGAACAGTCACTACAACAGCAGGTGCTGTACCAACTATAACAGGCAATAGATATAATATTGGCACTGGTAATGTTACAATTATCGGTAAATGTAATTTATCTGTTACTGGTAATGGTTTTGAAGTAGCTCTTGGTAATGCAACGGCTAAGGCAAATGCAACTGCAATCGTATCTGGTAAGAGATTTAATATAGGTACAAGTGATGTAACTGTATTAGCAAAAGCAAAAGCGTTACCATCTGGTAATGGACTTGAGCTAGGTACATCTGATATAACGCTAAGAATGTGGGAAGCAGTACCTACAAACGCAACACAAACTTGGGTGAAGATACCGTAATATGTTTTTTGGAGCAACATCATTTTCAGCTACAACTTTTGCCGGAGTCGGTATTCAAAACGTTGTGGTATTAGCTACTGGTAAAAGGGTTAATATTGCTATAGGAAACGCTGAAGTAGACTTTGGAGTTAACCCTACAGGTAGCAGAATTAACCTTGCCAATGGTACCGTTAATGTGGTATCTTGGAATGATATAGATCCAAACGCAACAGGGACATGGGTACCTATTGACCCATTAAACCCATAGGAGAATTATGGCATCAAGTACGTCAAGTGATTTAAAACTAGAATTAATTACAACAGGTGAAAAGTCAGGTACCTGGGGTACAATTACAAACACAAACTTACAAATATTAGAACAAGCAGCTAGTGGTTATATAGCTATTGATGTAGCATCTAGTGATGTTGCTTTAGCGTTATCAAACCATGCTGTATCAAATGGTAAAAATTTATATTTTAAACTAACAGGAACTCTAGCAGCTAACAGAACAGTTACTATGCCAGATTCTGCAGAAAGAGTATTTATCGTAGAGGATGCTACAGCTAGGTCAGCTTCAAATTACACACTAACAGTTAAAACTGTATCAGGAACCGGGATAGCTTTACCAATTGGATCTAAGTCTTTGGTATATTCAGATGGCACTAACGTTAATAAAGGTTTAATTAATAAAGGGTACTACACAGTACCAGGAGCATATACTGCAGTAGATGGAGATCAATTATTAATTGATACATCTTCAGGTGGTATCAATAGTTCAGTAACAGTAACCCTACCAGCGTCACCTGCTATCGGTAACGAAGTAACTTTTATTGATAGTGGAAATAATGTTAACTCTAACAATCTTACAATTGCAAGAAACGGCTCAAACATATTAGGAGCAGCTTCTAATTTAGTAGTTAATACAAATGGTGCAGCTTTTACTTTAGTATATGTAAATGCAACAAGAGGCTGGGCATACAAAGATAAAATATAGGGGCTAGCAGATGGCTCTAGTTGAGTACAAGTTTCTTCCTGGAATAGACAAACAATCTTCTGACTCTGGCGCAGAAAATCGTTGGATAGATTCTGACAATGTAAGATTTAGATATGGTTTACCAGAAAAAGTCGGCGGTTGGTCATCACTAGTTACAGATACAATAGTAGGTGTAGCAAGAGCAATGCACGCTTTTACTGATCTAGAAGGTAATAGGTATGTTGCTATAGGTACGGATAAATTTTTATTGATATACTTTGAAGGTAAACTTCACGACATTACACCACTAAAAACAACATTAACATCTGCAACCATTGCAACTACAAATGGTTCACCTACGTGTACAATTACAAAAGCTGCACATAATTTAGCCGTTGGAGATATAGTGCAATTAGATTCTGTAACATTACCTGGTGGTACAGGTTTTAGTAATTCTGATTTTGAAGATAAAAACTTTCAAGTCATAACAGTGCCTACAACAGGTACGTTTACAATTACACAAACTAGTAATGCTAGTGGTACAGTATCTACGGGTGGTAGTTTAAGTTTAAAACCTTACGAACCTGTAGGACCAAGAGCACAGACATATGGTTATG